ATCAGGTAACACAGTCTATCACAAATCCCCGGGTTTACGATTTTCACTGTAATGTGCATCAAATTTGCCACCGGGGTAGCGTGATTCTAATTTACGCACATTTTCATTAATTACATCGTTTGGATCAAGATTTAATGCACGACATGCATTAATCCAATACCACATGATATCTCCTAACTCACGTTTCATGTGAAAGAGATTGTCATCAGTAAGTTGCTTACCTTGAAAGAAAATCTTTTTAGGGATTTCAATAAATTCACCTGACTCCGCCGCCAATCCTAAACATGCAGTAAGTAATAAAGGAACATTAATATCCGGGCCATATGTAAATGTACCCATGTCAGTGTTGGCATCAACTTCATCGCACCGATCTAGAAAAGTTGTTAAGTCGTTACTAGTTTTGCTAGTTACCGCCTCAACAAAATCTTTGTATTTGTTTAAATCAATAGTCATTGCATACCCCAAGCATCAAAAATTAGGACACTTCCTACAAATAATTGAATTATGCCATTCGTAGTATTGCCTATTGCTAGTAGACTTAATCCACTTAGTACGTTTATTGTGCCTACTGTATATCCGATTTTTTTACGGTTTTCGGATAACCAAAAAAGAACTTTATCTAACATATTAAAACGCCTTTAAAATAATCATTGCATCATTAAAGCGACCATTAGGTGTAGTAGCGACTGCTTTAATGTCTTTAAAATACTTACGTGCCGCGGGCTTACTTCCCATAACTTCTTTAAGTTGTTCTGTGGGCTTACGTAATGTTTTGACTTCACTCTGTGCTGTATCGAACCCGATCAATGTACTACCTTTGACAGTAAATGCTTTACTATATTCATCTGCAATATAGTGATGCAATTTTCGTTTAGCAGTATCATACACCCATGCTTCACTTGCACCATGTAGTTTGATTGGACTGATACTCACCAAATCGAGTTTACTTGCAGTATCTTTAAATGTTTTAAGATACTTAAGTTTTGCTACAATCTTTTCAACTGGTACTGCTTTACGTGCTCTAGGAGCTTTTGCGGCTTTCTTAACACTAATATAACTGTTTAAATCATTGATTACTAGTTCAATGTATTTTATTGTGTTTTTAATTTGAATCTTAGTCAAATGACTATATCCTTGAACCAATTGACTATCAGTACCTTTGAGTACCTCTTCAAATTCATTCAGTTTCTTTTTCCATACATCACTCAACAGACTAATATGTTGTGGCATCACATTCTTTTTAGCGACTTCATCAATGGGACGCAATGAATGTTTAGTGGGTGAGCCTGCATCAATAAATTCGTCAAACAATCCTTCAAGTTCACCGGCAGCTTCACGTGCTTTGTCACGCAAAATTTCTTGGATATTGGGTCTTGAGGGTGCCTCAACTTCGGGCGCGCCTGTAGCACTTGCTTCTTTAACTTCGGGTTTATAAATTGTTTTTAACAATCTTTGAATTTCATTTTCTAATGTTAACGCTTCATGTTCATTTAGTTCTAGGCCACGTAAATTCATACGTGCTAACCAACACAATGTCAGTAGGAATTCTTTATCGTCTACTTTACGCATTGTTTTAGCATCTTGGGTACGTTTGTAAAAATCTAAATATTGTGACATAAGTTCTTTGGCATCTTTTTTACCATAGAATCTATTGTACCAAGTAAAAGTACGCATCATTGTGACACGGCGCTGGTCTGCGTCCGGTTGTAACACAAACAATGGTTCATCACCAAAATATTTGGTATCAGCGTCACGTGGATTAAGTGATTTAACCATTGAATGGTCTTCTGTGTTTTTCTTGCGTGTCATTAATTTACTCCAAAATAACAATTTACAAGTGCTATTATAGCACTATTTGTATTATTTGTCAACCTTTAGGTAATGAGTCATCATTGTTATTTAAGATAAATACTTAATAGAGTAAAAATAATATGCCTAAATTATCGCTTTGGCGTCCCAATAAAACGAATGATTATAACTTCTTTGATAGAACAATATCCGAGATGTTCACCGCCGGGGCGACTGATTTATATGTACACAAGTACTTAGGTCCAACCGATCAAGGTCCATCTATAGATGCTACGCAACCGCAATATGATGTACTAAATCCTCTTAATATTCAGGATTTATTGTTCTTAGAAAACAGAGATAGAACATACGATACCAGCGTATATCGTTTACGTGGACATTATAATGTACAGAACTTAGACTTTGACTTATCACAGTTTGGACTATTCTTAAACAATGATATTATTTTTATCACTGTTCATTATAATGACATGATTCAGTTAGTTGGTCGTAAATTAATGGTAGGTGACGTTATTGAATTACCTCATTTATTAGATTACAACCCATTGAATGAAACTATTCCAGTTGCGTTGAAGCGTTTCATGCAAGTTACCGATGCTAACTATGCAAGTGAAGGTTTCAGTCAAACATGGTTTCCGCACTTGTGGCGTATCAAATGCGAACCATTAGTAGATAGTGAAGAATTTAGTCAGATATTACAAGAGCCTATCAACCAAGACAATTATCTTGGACTATGGGACAAGGACAGAACATACCCACCTGGTTATGTTATTAGTTATGGTGATAAAAATTATATATCAAAGATTGAAGTACCAATTGGTGTAGCACCACCTAATACTACGTATTGGGAATTAGACACAGCAAGCAATCTTAAAGATATTCTTGCTACGTACAATAAAAACATTGCAATTAATAATGCGGCTCTCGTAGAAGCAGAACGTCTTGTACCTAAATCAGGTTACGATAGAAGTAAGTTGTACATTGTTCCTACATATGGTGAATTTGAAAGTAACACACAACTATCAGGTAAGTACAATCAGCCGGCGCCACCAATAAGTGTAGTTGCAGATAATGGCGGTGCACCGGGATCAACCGTAACTCCTACAGTAGGGGTTGTGACATTTGTTAGTAGTTCACAGTTTAGAAATTCTAGTCCTGTAATTAGAGTACCTAGAGCCGCAATACAAAGTATTTGGGACATGACGGCTGACATGGGTTACGAAAGACTAGATCCATTCAATACAATTAATATAGAAAGTATAACAGTAGCACCTACTAGAACTGATAGCAATTCAGGACCAGTTAGTGGTGAAAGAATGCTATCGGTATATTCTATGGGTCAAGTATTAGGACCATATGGTACTGCTGATAACACATATGCTACTGCTGACCAAAATCCTGAATTGCCTGGCTTTACTGGTACAGAACCATATGGTCCTAATACTATGGACTATCGTGCTGACTGTGATCCTAGATTTCAATATATTGCTCGTAGTAGCCCAAGAACATTTGGATATAGTACTGGTTATTTAGATGGTACCGGTGAAGCACCAAACGGTATTCCAACTGGAGCAGGTATTAGTTTCCCACAGAATCCGCAAGTTGGTGATTATTTCTTACGCATAGATTATTTCCCTCAATTATTATATCGTTGGGACGGCAGATTATGGGTACGTATCTCACAGAATGTTAGAACACAAACTGGTATGACCGCGGCTGATACGTCACAAATGTCTGGATTTATTAATAACAACTATGAAACACAACTTACAGATGGTACATATGTACCACAACGTCAAGCATTGTCAACTATATTGACATTGGCACCAGATCCTTTACCCCCAGTAGCATAAAGAGTACAAATGGCAAAATTTTTCTATGATAATCAGATACGCAGATTCTTAATACAATTTGCAAAAATATTCAGTAACTGGGAAGTTACTAAAGGTAAAGATCCTGCAGGTAATGAAATTCTTGTGCGTGTACCAGTTATGTACGGCGACTCTAGTAGACAAGCAAGTACAATTCTTGCTAATAATTCAGCAAGTAATCTTCCTAGTGCTCCATTAATAACTTATTATATCAGTGGATTAGAATACGACCAAAGACGTACACAGGATCCTACTTATATAGATAATATAAGTGTTCGTCAACGTTCATACAACAGTGAAACACAAAGTTATGAAACTGTACAAGGGCAGGCATTTACAGTTGAGCGACAAATGCCTGTTCCATATACACTTAGAATGACAGTAGACTTCTGGACTACTAACTATAATCAAAAATTAGAATTGGTTGAACAGTTAGGTACATTGTTTAATCCTGCATTAGAAATTCAAAGCACAGATAACTTTATTGATTGGACAAGTTTAAGCGTTGTATACCAAGATGGATTAACATTTAGTAGTCGTAGTATACCCCAAGGTACAGGAAATCCTATCGATGTGTTAAGTTGGAAATTCTATATGCCTATATGGTTGAGCACAGCGGCTAAACTTAAGAAGTTCGGTGTTATTGAGAAAATTATTGCAAGTATATTTGCTGGTCAAGCACTTACAGATATACAAGATGAAGATTTATTATTAGGTACAAGACAAAAGATTACACCATACGGTTATAAAGTATTATTAATAGGTAACACATTACAAATATTACCACAAGCAGTTGCATTCTATCCTAGCAATCAAGATTTAAGTTTGCCGGCTAACCCAAACACAGATATATATTGGTCTAGTGTATTAAATGTATACGGAACAATTAAGCCCGGTATCAGTCAAATTTGGTTGCAGAATCCATATATGGATACTGACATTGTAGGAACAATAGTACCTGACCCAGTAGATGATAGATTGTTAATATATAATATTGACCCAGATACATTACCACAGAACACATTGAATCCAGTTGATGGAGTAATTAATCCCCAAGTGACAGGTCCAAATTCTGGATTACCCGGGCCGGTTAACGGTCGCAGATATCTTCTTGTTGAAGATATAGGGACTGACGGAGAAACAACAACTGCATGGGGAAATTTAGTTGCACATGCTAATGACATTATTCAATTTAGTGCTAGCACTATGGAATGGGTAGTATCATTTGATAGTACTACCACAACTGCTGTAACATTAGAATACGTAACCAACTTAGCAACTAATGTACAATATCGTTATGTAGATAATACATGGATGAAAAGCTATGAGGGTTGGTATAATGAGGGAGATTATTCTATCGTAATCTGATTTGTGATAAATCATTATATGAAGAATCAATCTGCAGGTGTTTTCTTTTATAGCAATAAAACACAACGTTTTTTATATCTACTTAGAACCGATAATAGAAATCCGGGTAACTGGGGTATTCCTGGCGGTAAAATAGAAAACGGTGAAACACTTTTTGAAGGTATAGCTAGAGAGTGTGAGGAAGAAATTGGAATTTTTCCACCAGACGCTAAACTAGTCCCTATACAAAAATTTATCAATAACAGTTTTACATATCATACGTTCTTTTGTGAAGTTTATGATGAATTCATTCCTGTATTAAATGAAGAACATTGTGGATATGCTTGGGTAGGTGGAAATCAATATCCCAAGCCATTACATCCCGGATTGTTTAGTACAGTCAACTTTGATGTTGTGCAAGAAAAATTAAATTCACTTACAAAAAAAGAGACCTAAGTCTCTTTTTTTATTTTAGCAATTTTGCTACGGTGTCAAATCCTAGCGATCCTATCACTATGCCTGCACCCATCATCATCCATCTCCACTTTTCTAGTGCAGATACTTTTGACCCTAGTTCCTTATGAGCGGCGATATCTTCGTTACGCATATTAGTTAGAAGTGTTCTAGTTTCGTCTGCGTTACGGTCAAGACATTCATGCATCTCTTTAAGGCTACTTTTGATTTCGCTGACATCTTGTTCAATATTTTTAACTTGAACTTGAAGTACAGCGATTTCAGTTTTAGTAGTCTGTGCAGGCATTTTAATAGTTGTCATTATGCGTTAGCTATAGTTACTAATTCGAATGGCTGACCTGCATCTGCGTTAGCCGCTGCCGCAGTATTGAATGTTACATATACTGGTGTAGCAACTGAGAAAGCAACAGCAGTACCTGTACCAGATCCTGCTCCAGTAGCAGTGAATGTAATACCTGTCATATTAGCCATAGCACCAACTGCTGTCCAGTTTGTTGTACCTGCACTGTAAATTGTGTAAACAGTACCTGCTGATAATGAACCGGCCGCAACTTGCGTTGGGAAGATTTCACTGTTATAGTCATTAATACTTGATACATATGCTGTAGCAGATGCGGCGTCAGTAGACAAGATGTTCATTGTGTTTGGTGTTAATGCTGTATTTGCTACGTTAGCAGTATAGCATACACCTGTTAAGCCTGATGTACCTGTAACTAGGTATTTTGTTTTACCTTTTTGACGAACAATAAAACCTGCTTCGTCATTTGCGTAAACGAAACTAGCCGCTGTAGCATTTACTGATGCGTTAGCTGTCAATACAACACGGTCTTGAACTGCGTAAGAAGTAGCATTTTCATCTACAAGAGCAACGTTAGCACCACCTGCAGCCAATGAAACACTGAATGCGGCTGCGTTAGCAATTGTTTTAACAAAGTATGTTGAACCTGCTGTTAACCCACCAATGTTAGCAGACAATACAACTGGTTGACTTGCGAACAATGTCTGTGCATTACCAACTGAAGTCAAGAAGTTGCCAGTAGCAGTAGCGTTTGACAATTCGATGTTTGCATAACCTGCAACTGCACCTGATACAAAACCTAAATCTACATAGTCTGTGCT